GCTTAATCACATTTGATAATAACTTTACACTTACAGAAATAACAGATTTTAATAAAATTGCAGTAAAGTATAAACAAGATGACTTTGCTTTGTGGGTTAATGGAGTTGAGGTTGTAACAGATACAAGCGGAAATACACCAATAGGTCTAAATGAATTAGCTTTTGATGTAGGAGACGGGGGGTTGCCTCTCTATGGTAAAGTAAAATCAGTAATCACATTCGATACAGCTCTCACGGACGCAGAATTAACCTGCTTAACGACAATATAATGATATATATAAGATACGAATTTAACGACAAGGCACAAGCTGAAACAAAGATTGAGGCCTTCTATAACGAAGACGGAGAATTAACAACAGACGCAGCCTTTATAAAGCTTAATAAGTTTGTTATGACAGAAGGTACTTACGATAGCGAAGGAGTTGAAATAACAGCTCCTGTGTTATCTACAGGGTATGCTGTGGATGTATTGTGGAGAGACCTAGACGCTTCGCCTTACGGGTGGAAAAGCTACGAAGTTACTCCAACAAGCCCTAAACATAAACTGTTGTAGTTACTTGCAAAATGAAATGATGTAAAAAGTGTTTTTAAATAAAGTATAAACCCTTAAATCACATTATGTTAAACGCAAAAGACACGTTACAGAAAATTGCTGAAGCTCTAAACATAGCAGCACAGCCACAAGAGACAACCGAAGTACAACCAACTCCACAAACTGAAGCAGTAGAGCCAACAAAAGAACTAACAGAAGAGCCAACAGCTGAGGTAGTAGAAGAGGTTAAAACAGAAGTAGAAGAGCCAAAGGCAGAGCCACAGATTGAGACCGAGGCAGAGCCAAAAGAAGAGGTAAAAGAAGAGCCGAAAGACGACAGAGTACAAGCTCTAGAGAGTCAATTAGCCGACCTTAAAAAGATTCTAGCAAACGCTATGAAAGTAGAAGAGGTAGAAACACCTGTAGTACCTGAGCCTGAGACTAAGGCCCTAACTCACAGCCCTGAAGCTGAGGTTAAAACAACAGCTAAAGGAGTAGGTAAAAAAGGAACTACAATTCAAGAACGAGTATTCAAGTACATTAATAATAACTAAAATTAACTATTAAAATTCATTTAAACAATGGCAACAACAACTAGTATCACGACCTCATATGCAGGGGAAAAAGCACAAGGATTTATAGCTGCAGCTTTATTAAGCGCACCTACTATCGACAAAGGCGGAATCACGGTAAAACCGAACATCAAATTCAAGCAAGTAATGCAAAAGCTTGCAGTAGGAGACATAGTAGCAGACGCTTCTTGTGACTTCACAGCAACATCTTCTGTAACACTTACTGAGCGTTACTTAGAAGTAAAAGATTTTCAAGTAAACTTGGAACTTTGTAAAAAAGATTTCGAATCTGATTGGCTTTCAATTGAGCAAGGATTTTCTTCTTTTGACGAACTACCAAAAAGCTTCGCTAACTACCTAATCGGACACGTTGCAGGTAAAGTAGCAGCTAACGTAGAAAACAACATTTGGAACGGAACAGGAGCAGGTAAATTTGACGGCTTAGTAAACTTAATGACGGCTGACGCTGACGTTAACGATGTAGCTTTCACAGGAGCAACTACTGCAACTAACATTATCGAAAGACTAGGAGACGTAGTAGACGCAATCCCTGAGACTATATATGGTAACGAAGGACTAGCAATTTACATCTCTCAAGCAGACGCACGTTCTTACGTAAGAGCTCAAGCAGCTTTAGGTTACAAAGACCTTTACCACGTAGGACAGACTGCAATGGACTTCGAAGGAGTTAAATTGTTTGTAGCAAACGGTTTAAATAGCGGGCAAATGGTGGCCGGAGAGAAGGATAATTTAATGTTTGGTTGCGGTCTTCAAAATGACCAAAACTTAGTTAAACTTATTGACTTAGCAGATATCGACGGGTCTCAAAATGTGAGAGTTGTAATGCGTTATTCTGCAGCGGTACAATACGCTATTGGCTCAGAACTTGTTCTAACTACTCAGTCTTAATAACAGACTAATTACCTAAAGGGCCTCTTTAACTAGGGGCTCTTAATTAACTCAATATCAATAACTTAAATACACAAAAATTATGGCTTGCAATATAACAGCAGGACGTTTAGAAGGATGTAAGGACGCAGTAGGAGGTTTAAACGCCATCTATTTCGTAAACTTCGGTGCTATGGGAGACCTAACTATTACTGATGAAACAGTAACAGCAATCACAGCAGCGACGCCTGACGCTTTCAAATACGAACTAAGAGGTACATCTACTTTTGACCAATCATTAACATCTAGTAGAGATAACGGGACTACTTTTGCTGAGCAGACGCTTACGGTTTCTTTAAAGAAGCAGGATGCAACTACTCACAAAGAAGTAAAGCTATTAGCTTACGGACGTCCACACGTTATCATTGAAGATAACAACGGGACACTATGGCTAATGGGCGAAGAGTTTGGCTCTGAAATGAACGCTACCACTTCAACAGGGGCTTCACTTGGGGATAAATCAGGATATGAGCTTACATTCGCAGCAATGGAAAAAGGTTTCGCTAAGGAATTTGTAGGGACGGCAGGAATGGCTGACTTTGCAGTAACTGTAGGTATCTAATAACCAACTTTGAATACTATAAGAGAGCTACCCTAACGGGTGGCTCTTTTTTTTGTGTCATTATCTAGATTAAAGTGTTTTTAAATAAAGGCTTTACAAATGAATTACGTAAATATAACAGACGCAAACCCAACTATTGATATAGTCCTAAACTATGACCTTAACGAGTTAGAGGGCCGTAATGGGGACGACATAGATTTTTACGTGTACAAGGACGGCTCTGACGAAAGAATTTCTAAATGGTCAGGTAATGTAGTTTCTAGGGGGTATTACCAAAGAGTAGGAGTTGGCTCTGATGCTTTACTACTTCTAGAAGACGAGACACAATATAATATAGTTGGTGTAGATACAGAAGACCACAGCATCGTTTACAGAGGTAAACTCCATACTACTCAAAAGGATATAACAGACTACTCAATTAATAAAGATGTTTACGTAAAAAAAACCACATCAAATAACTATACAATACTAGACTAATGAATTATACTATAACTAATTTAAGTGCTTACGAAATGCCAAAAGCTATAGAAGACAAGCTTAAGGACTACGTAGCCTATGGAGAAGATAATAATTACTTCAATTTTCTTATACAGCAATACTTACAGAGTGCAACTAATAACGCAGCCATAAAGTCTATATCTGATTTAATCTACGGCCAAGGTCTTTGTATCGATGGTCTAGAGAAGGATAGCGCACAAGTTAAGGAGCTAAGAAAGCTAATTAATCACAGAGACTTAAAGAAGGTTATACTAGAGCGTAAGATGTTAGGAATGGCAGCTATGCAGGTTATATACAGTAAAGCAGGAAACGACAGAAAAGTAGTAGGTATAAAACATTTTCCTATACACACTTTAAGACCTGAGAAGATGAACGCTGATGGAGTTATAGAAAACTACTATTACCACCCAAATTGGGTAGACAAAAGACCTTCAGATACACTTAAAAAGATACCTACATTTGGTAACTCAAAAGAAGCTATTGAATTGTTTATATTAAAGCCATACATCTCAGGTTACTCATATTTTAGCCCTGTAGGGTATAGCGGTGCTCTACCTTATTGTGAGCTAGAGAATGAAATTTCTGACTACTTACTTAATGAGGCTAAGAACTCCTTTAGCGGTACAAAGGTTATTAACTTCAACAATGGAGTACCTTCAGCTACAGAGCGCTCAGCTATCTCTAATGACGTTAAGCAGAAGCTTACAGGCTCTAAAGGTCAAAAAGTAATTGTAGCTTTTAATGAGAACGCAGACAGCAAGGCAACGGTAGAAGACATTTCATTAAACGATGCACCTGCTCACTATGAGTATTTAGCAAATGAGGCAATGCACAAAATTTTAGTGGGCCACAGAGTAACTAGCCCTATGTTATTAGGAATTAAAGACGGAGGCAATGGCCTTGCAAGTAACTCAGATGAGATTATGGTAGCTTCTCAGCTATTTAACTCTACGGTTATACGTAACTTTCAAGACGAAATTTTAGACGCCTTAGAAGAGGTCTTAGAGCTTAACGGAGAAGTACCTGAGTTATATTTTATTACATCACAACCTATTGAGTTTACAGAAGAAAACCAAGAAGAGGCAGAAGAGGGTTACGAGGTAGAAGATAAAAAAATAGACAAGGTGGAAGACAAAGACGAAGAGAATAATAAGGTAGACCAAAATTTAAGCTCAGCTATTGAAGTAGCTATGAGTGCTTACTTAAAGACTAGAGATTAATGTGTACATTTGAAGAGCAACAGGCCGAGACTTTACTATACCTAAATAAGGTAGGCGAAGTTATGCCTGAAGATTGGGTATGTATTGATGCACGTATAGACGAAGGGGAGACAGAAGACGAAGACTTTGAAACTATGTTAAACGCTACTTTAAACGTGGCCCTTAGTTTTGCACCTGCAGACAACAGAGCAAAGGATAGTAAGCAAGATAATAAGTTTGTGAAAGTTCGTTACGCTTACGTACAAGGCTCAAAGAAGCACGGCAAAAGCAGTAACGGCAAAAAGATGCGACCATTTTGTAGAGCTATGGAGTCGGCCGCTAGGTTATATAGAAAAGAAGACATTATTAAAATGCAGTCAGATGGTGTTAATTCAGTACTAGGCCACAACAAACAAGCTTATAGTATTTGGAAACATAAAGGCGGTGTAAACTGCCATCATAAATTTGAAAGACGCATATATATAAAGAAGACTAAAAATGACGGTACACCTTGGGGAGGTGGTGCAATGAATGGAGTTAAAAAGAGTACAATAGCACAAGCTAAGAAAAAACACTTTAACCCTAAGAGTGGACGTTACAGAAATGACAAGAGAGTAGCTGAGGCTCAGATAGATAGAGCAGACAAAGGCCACCACCCAAGTTATAAACCAAAAGGCAAAAAAAGAAAATAAAATGAAAGCATTATTTATCAGTAGAGACGACCTAGTAAGATATACGCCAATATCAGGAAACCTAGATTTTGACAGAGTGGTACAATACATTGAGATTGCTCAAGACATTCACGTTCACGAATTACTAGGGAGTAACTTGTATAAGAAACTACAAGCAGATATTTTAGCTAACACACTTACAGGAGACTATGAGACTTTAATGACTACACACATTAAGCCTATATTGGCTCAGTACGCATTACTAGAGTTCTTACCATTTAGTCAATTCAGTATCAATAACAAAGGTGTCTTTAAACACACTAGTGAAGCCGCTGAGACGTTAACTAAAGCAGACCTTAATATGATGGTAGAAGCTACTAGAGATACAGCACAACATTACGCTAATAGAATGGTAGACCACTTGTGTAGCTATCCTTCTTTGTACCCTGAGTACTTAACAAATTCTAATGACGAATTAAGCCCTAGTAGAGATACCAACTTTGGAGGTTGGGAGATTTAAAACTATGAATTATTTATTAACTACCCCCGCAAAAAAGGAAGGTGCATTTTGATTAATATGATTAAGTTGATTGCAGACTATGGTACTTATGGGCTTTGGATATTAAGCACAAGAGAAGCTGTCTTAGAATACGTTGACAATGGAGATTTTAACCTAAGTTCTATGAGCTTTTTAATCTCAGCTTTGGGCGTGGTTTGGTCTATAGTAAGGATTGTAAATTCAGTCTTAGATGGTAGAGTAAATAGGGAGCAGACTAGGCTAGAAAACGAAAGACTAATAAGAGAAATATATGAGCTAGAAGACTACAGCAAAACTGAGTGGCACGAAGCAGAAGAGTATAGAAATGAGAGCAATAAATAAAATTATAATACATTGTACAGCCACCCCTGAAGGTAGAGATGTATCTGTGGACACTATAAGACAATGGCACTTAGATAGGGGTTGGTCAGATATAGGGTATCACTATATAATAGACCTTGAAGGAAACCTACACGAAGGGAGGCCCGTTGAAAGACAGGGTGCTCACGTCAGGGGATATAACAAAGGCTCTATAGGTATTACATACGTGGGCGGTGTTGACTCTAATATGAAACCTAAAGATACAAGGACAGAAAACCAAAAGGAGAGCTTAGAAGCTCTTATAATGGATTTAATGAATGGGTATCCAAATAGCACAATACACGGACATAACGAATTCAGCTCTAAGGCCTGTCCTAGTTTTGACGTACAAAAAGAATATATAGATATAATAAACTACTTTAAAGATTGTGAGTAAGCTAAGGGAGATTTTTATAATACTTTCATTTATTGGGGGCGCTACAATTAGAGAAGACTCTACTAAGTACCCTAAAACTCTTATGCTTATAAACAGACTTTTAACTATAACACTAATACTATGGATAATAGCAAACCGAAATTAACATATAAAGAAAAGAACGGAACTACTAGAGTAGGGGACGCTTTAAGGTTTTTAGCTAAACAAGGTAAAAGCTTTGCGCCTGAGATTTTAGAGATAGCAGGTAACTTAACAGGAGTTAAGGCCTTAGAGAAGCTAGGAGATGCAATTAAAGGAGATAAAGCAATTAGTAAAGAAGACAAAGACTTACTACTTCAGGAGCTCCAATATGATATGCAACTAGAGACAGAGATAACTAGACGTTGGGAAGCTGACCTACATAGTGATTCGTGGGCTTCTAAGAATATAAGACCTCTAACGCTTGCCTTTTTATTAATCTGTATGTTTGTATTCATTATGTTAGATAGTTCCTTAGAAGGCTTTAAAATGGCTTCAGAGTGGATAGGATTGCTCAAGGCTTTATTAGTTACTGCAATCGGTGGTTACTTTGTGGTTAGAAGTGGGGAAAAGATAGCTAATAAGATTAAGTCAAAATAAAGCATAGTTACCCCTGCGTACATAAAAAGAAGTTATCCTTTAAATCTCTAGCTTAACTCTAGAAGCGGTAACCTTTAAGGCGGTAACCTTTAGAGCGGTAACCTTTAGAAGCTTTCTTAGTCAGTAAGTTAGTTAGGTTAATAGCTTTTCTCTAAACGAATATAAAGAGAAGTTACACAAAAAAATTGACATACACAAGCTTTTTAGCAATTATTTTTAAATAAAGTCATAAACCCCTTATAAAGTGTTTTTAAATAAAGACCTATATAGAAACAAAATTAGAAGGATAAAGCGCAGGTTTTAGTAGGGTTTACCCTGTGCTCCTTCTCTTATTATGGCTAAAAAGAAAACTTTAAAATATTGGAAGACTAAGATAGATAAGCCGTTTCACGAATACGTGAGAAGGTCTAAAGTCAATTCAGA